GATCAAACTTTGCATCACACTGTGGCTCATTGTCACAGAAGTAACCTGCATAAGGTTTGCCAGTCTTTTTGGAGATACCACTGCGGCGATTCATAGGGCCATGTAGGCAGTCAGGCACTTTTGGCGTTGGCTGTACATAATCTATGTCCCACGGATCCAGTACGGGTTCGAGTAACTCCTCGGCTTCACTGGGGACTCCCCAGTCACTGGGCGGTTCGACCACTGGCGTGATTTCCTTTGGCTTGGCAGGTCCGGGCGCTTGGCGCTCTCGGCTACCTATGATCTCCTCTTTGGAACTCAAGCCCTTAGATGTGCCAATGTTTAGGCTGGCACATGCGCGACCCCAGCATGCTGTCTCTAGGTTCTGCAGCTCTGATCCATTGGTGTAGGGGCTTTTGCCTACAATCAATTCAGATGCAGTGCCAATGCCCGGCAGTAAATCCTCTGGTGTTCTGTAGGCTCTGGCAACGCCCCACATCTTTAGCGGATCGCCATCCATTACACCCATGAACTCAAACTGGATTGAGCCCTCTGGGTACTTCTCATAGAACATGGCCACACGCTCTGCCACTGTTACATAGTTGCTAATGTCAAAAGCCATTAGATTTGCCACCCATCTTTAGCCATTTGTGCTTCGATGGATGAACCTACGGGATGTCTAGCCCTTGCCCGTTTCATTTGTTGTTGTTTGTGATGTTCATTCTCAACCATCATGCCGACTGCATAGCCAACCATAAAGAATGCAATTAATCCAATGAATGTCATCATGCTGATACCTGACTCAACCACTGAAAGGCTGTGCCCTCAGCTTCATTTAAAGTATCTAAGTCATTTGCAATGTATGAATTGGTGGCTGGTGTAAATACATCCCAAAGGCCGCCATCATTTTGTTCAAACAAAACAATTTCTTTTTGATCTGTTGATAAGTAAATGTGTTCATTTAATCTAAATGTGTTTAACATGCCCTGATTCCTATTCTTAAATGTAAGCCTTGGCGCTTACAGGAATAGTTTATGCATGTTATTTAGATTCGCACAAGCACTTTAGAGAATTAGGCGTGTCATGCATAGTGTCTATGTGGTTTTGGACCACAAGATGTAGGTTATCTACCTTATTTATCAAGTCTGGTAAGGATTTTCCGCCATTGGCATAAGGCTGGATGGCATAGGTCATAGTGTCTATGTACACCTTGATTGGCTTAACAATGGCCCATTTAACAAGGATGCCCCCAAGGCTAAGGATGGCTATGAGAGCAGCTGCAATTTGTCCGGCAACAAGTATTTGTGTCATGAGATAGCCAACTTGATTTCGCGTGTAGTCACTGTGGCCTTGCCATTGGCTTTAAGCATCAAAGCAACTGGCTGGCCTTTCTTTGATTGGAACATCCATAAGTCTTTCACATAGGTAGTTCCACCTTTTTTAAGGCTGAATGTTTGGTAGCCAGTAGCATCATTAATGCCTTTGGGATCGCGTACCCACTTGATCGTAAGCTCTGATGCCCCACCGATTTTAGGTGTTTTAATGTTTAGGTATGTAGCAAACAATGCACCTGTGTTTGAATCTGCATTTGGTATGACACTAAACAATCCATCTACTTCTAAAGTGGTCCAGATTTCACCCTGTAGGGATTGTGTAGGTATGCGACTAGATGCATCAGATTTACGGCTTATGTATTGGCTCATGCTTTGATCCATTTTTCTGGGTTTCTAAACTTAACTGGATTCCATGTACGGCTGGCAAGGATCTGAAAGTGTAGGTGTGGTCCAGTGGATCGGCCTGTGTTCCCAGAAACGCCCAGCAACTGCCCCTGACGGACTCTCTGACCTACTGCCACATTGACACTGTTTAGGTGGCAATAGCCAGCCCACAGGCCTGCTGTGCCGTCTTGAAAGGCATCGTTATCAACTATGACATGAATACCAAAAGCCCATCCCCAGCCTTTTTTATAGATGTGTTTGCCAGCGTGTACAACAACGCCCGGCACAGCTGCTACAACTGGAGTACCAATGGATGCCGCGTAGTCAATACCCTTGTGGATTCCACCAGTGCGGTATTTAGCCCCATAAGGGAATGAAACAACGCCAGATTTAATCGGTTTCATCTAGGTTGGCCCTGCCATAATTGTCATATTCAGGATTCAACCAGTTAATAATGATCGGTAATGCAGACACTAGGCCAATGGTTAAGGCTGGATGAATGCCTAAAGTATCGGCGTTAATAAGTAGCCAGCCCAGCACACCTGCCCCAAACACCTTAATAAACGATGCAAGTGGACTATGTGCGAGCCAGACTAACGCGCTCATTTTTTGGTTGTTGTCTTTGCAGCTGCTGGTGGATTATCACTTACACAAAGCTGATCAGTTTCAACAGCATCGGTAAATGCAAAACAAGCACCGCACATGACTGGGTTAGATGGGTTGCACATATTGACTGGCTCTAAATTGTAGATACAGCCCTCGGTTGAGCAGGTAAAGATGTAAATCATTATGCTGCCTCGTAAGTAAATGTTGCACTAAAGGTGCTGGCGCTTGCCCAAGTTCCCGGAATAGTGCTAGAGATGTTTGTGTTTGTTACATAAGTACCGCTTGCCAAAAGCGCGTACAAGTCAGCGCGTGTAGTTGATCCCAAAGCAACAAAGCCAGTCGCACTAACTCCGCCAGCCAAAAGTCCTGCCGAGTTGATTGCTTTGTCTGTGTTGTCACTTGTTGCCGTCACAGGTAATGAGAAACCAATACGACCAGACACCGATGATGTTGTCCCTAGGGTAACAAGCACTTTGACAAATACAATCTTGCCCAATTTGGCATACTTGGCCAGTGTGATAGTGCCATTTCCTAATGTAAAGTTTGTAAATGTTGGCGTGTATGAAGTCCAAGCCAATAAGCCTGTGCCGACAGATGTGTCAATAGCATCGCCCAAAGTTTCAATGGCTGTTGCGCCATCTTTCACATAGTCGGTGCTAGTTGGTACTGCCCAGCCGTTGTTTGGTGTTGTTGTTGCCATTTAGAGATCCTGCCATTCTGTCGTACTTGGAGTATAACCTGCCCAAGTGGTTGTTGGTGGTAACTGATACCAGATAATGCTTGAATATGTCTCGGAGTATGCCGAGCAAGTCAAAGCCAATTCAGCTGTGTATCTAGTTAAGTTCCATGAGTAGCCCTCGACAAAGCCATCAAAGGATGTGCCAAAGACTTCGGGCAGCGCTGAGGTTTGGATTCTTACCCCGTTATAGATAGCCGCCAATGAGTCCCGAGTAGCATCGCTAACTGTTGGAGAATGTAAAGGGATTGTGATCTGCTCTGGGTACATTCTTGGATAGGCACGACTCGCAATAAAATCTGCGGCTTGATTCTCTGCATCGGTTAGGTTGTGCAGGACTGTATCTCGACTGCCTGATAGTTGCCCATAAAGAATGATCGACTGCTCATCTCTGCTGTTGGCTTCGCCGGCACGATAAGTCACTGTGGCATCATTGACAATCTCGCCCAGTTGCGCGGCTGTCCTAAGTCCTCGGGCCAGAATGTCATCAGCTGTGAGAGTTATGATCGCGGCGCTAGTTCGTGCAAGGTAATCGTCATAATGTAGATCCCCATCGCCACCCTCCCAAAGCACACCACGCCCAGAGTTGGCGGCAATACTGGTCAGGCTGTAAGCATCGGCGCTGCCATCTGTATAAGCTTTGAGTTCATATTGGCCCGGCACATCAACATTGGTAACTAGGTTATCCACCAAGGCTTGACCCACTGCATCATAACTAGCCCAAGTCACACCGATTGGCAGATCTGCCCAAGTCAGTAGCGGCGCAACATCATCCCACTCAGTCAAAAAGGCTTCACTAAGGATGTTCAAGATTCTTGTGCCGTCATTCTCCTTAGCGTAGTTAGCAGTGCCAGCCAGTCTGCGATTAAGCGCGGCTAGTGGACCAACGGCTGTGATGGAGTATCGGGCGATTGACCCCTCAGATCCGTAGGCATCTATGTCTATTTCAATGTCCGAGATGTTGCCATAAAAGATTTCCTGTGTGCCTGATGTTCCCTTGTCAATGGAGATTGACACAGACTGACTCAAGGCCACATCTAAAGGATCGCTGGCATCTGTCCATAAATCCATTCGGGCGTAACCGGGTTGCGGTTGCTCGGTTACATCATCACGCCCATTGCGTATTGAGATAGAGCTGATGGTGTTATCCGCGTAAGTTGTCACACCTGCAAAAGTGACTGTGGGATAAGGCTCGTAGTCGGTCACAGGGTAGCCCCAACTAGGTTGATCGCACCTGTTCTGCGTGATGAGTCTTGAAGTAGTCGTTCAATGGATCTGCGAGCAGATTCACCATCTATGACACCATTCATGATTATGGTCACGCCATCGCCCATGCCTGATGCTGAACGGATTGAACCTGAGCCTGATGGAACAAACATCTCAGGTCCAAACTCGCCAACGCGGTAAGCCTGACCACCCATAACCGAGCCACCAGCTGCACGATTTGTATAGTCAAAAAACTTACCAAAACGAGAGTCAGCAAACTTAGGTCCTTCGCCCTCGTCAATATGTATAAGATCTAAAAGCCTTCCGCCTAGACTTTTTGCTTTTTTGTAAGCGTTGACAATGGAGTTGATTCCATTTGCAACATTTTGAAAGGCTTCCGCCAAGTTTTCTAAATTATTATTACCGCTTTTGGCTTTGTCACCAGACAAAGCGCCAAACAATTGACCAAAGGAATCGGCCACATCTTTAAGACTTTCGCCTAATTTAACCCCGCCAGACTTGCCCTCAAGATCGTTGGACAATGCCCTGACTTTGTTAGTCAAACCTTGCTTCTGATCCTCGCCACTAAAGCCAATGGCAACTAGGTTTACTTGCTCTAATAATCTTTTAAGAATTGGGATGGCCTTTTGACCAATGCCCTCTTTTAGTTCGCCCCAGCGCTCATTGAGTATGTTCAACTGGCCTTGATAAGTTTGGGTATTGGCTTGAGCAGATCCACCAAAAGTATCTGTGAGGGCTTTTGTAGCTGCTTCAAAATCTTTTGTTTTGATGATGTTCTCATCAAGTGGCACACCAAGTTTTTTAAGTGCAGATAAGTTGCCACCGTAGGCCTTACCTAATGCAGTGGCTACGGTCTCAAGATCCTTACCTGTGCCAGCTGCAATGTCAATTGCTAGGTTATTGAGTTTTTGTGCTTCGGTCACATCTTTAGTGCGCCGAGCTAAGATCTCAAGTGCCGGGCGAAGTTTGGTGTCCGAGATTCCATACTGTAATTGCTGTTTAGTGATGTAATCCTCAGTGGCTTTGATCTGATCGTCAGTAGCATTGGTTACATTTTGTAAGGTCTTGGCAAGTTTCTTTTGGCTAACTTCATCCTCGATGGCAGCCTTGACTCCATCGACACCGATTTTGACTGCAAGTGCGGCAGCTGCGACACCAGCGACAGCAAAAGCCTTGGCAGCTACTTTGCCGTAGCCTTTCATCTTGCTTGAGAATGTCTTGGTGTCTGTATCTGCCTTACTTAGGCTTTTTCCAAACTGAGTAACATCTGCGAGCAGATTGAGTTTCATGGTCCTGATGTTTGCCATTAGTTATTTTTCCCCCACTTTGCAAAGACTTTTTCCACTGCGGCGATCCACTTTGCCGTAAGTTCTGGTTGATTGGCTTTGAGCGTTGGGAATATCCAATAGCCCTTGTTACCTCGTCCCTCACGATCTGTACGAGGTGGGAATCTAAAGCCACCATTAGGGAATGCGTTTAGATTGCCAAAGGCGTTTCTATCGCCACCGAATTCATTTCCGAACAATAACTGGCCAGCATTAGCGCCGCCCGATACACGCCCTTTAGATCCGCCAATGGTCACACTTGGAATGCGGTCACGATTACCCCGGACTGTTCGAGCGACAATGGCAGCTTGTTTAGGATAAACGGGATGAGCAAAGCCAGCCTGCTGAATACCTTGAGCCATCCACATGGTTATGGATTGCACATCATCTTTCAATTCTGTGTTGGCTTCTTTGTCCAATGTGTTTAGGGCTTTAAGCAAACCTCGCAGATCTCTCATGTCAGGCTGTATTTTGATTGTTTCTCTAGTATCAGCCATGTCCATTCCTTTCTGAGATCAGCGTGACTGCTGTGTTAATGTCTGCGAGCGACCACTGCATGAGATCTGCCATCGGGATACCCGTTGATACGGCAATCCTGACTAGGTGATCCCTCAGCTGTCTTTTGGGCTTTCCTCAATCACCTCGAAAGAGTCAAACTCATTAACAACCCATGCTTGCTGGCTTGGCAGTTTTGTATGCCCAGCAGTCTTGGCGGCCTTGTAAAGCATGCAAGTAATCACATCAAGTGATCCTTGACCCATCTTTTCTGCCGCTTGACTTACTGTGTAGCCAAGTTCGCGTTCGATCTCGACCCACAGCCAAGCATTGTCATCGCTCACTATGTAGTTATTGCCCTGTTGTGTTATTACTTTGTATTCCATAATGGTTGCCCTGTTCCT